AAAGCAGCTGACAACCATCGTCCTTTAATCTGATCAGTCAATGAATAGCTTTCCTGTCCTTTACAATTATCCGGATAAACTTCAATTGCAACAGAACCTAAGTCCTCATGCACTTTACGGACGGCTGCCATACCTAATACCGTCCCAACTGAAGCACACTTAGCATAAGCAGCATTTAATGCTGTTTGTGCAGGGTCTTGGGAGATAACCACACTAATATTTCCTCCTACTAATGTACGCAGGTCGAATAAATCAACACCTGCACTGAAGTAATTTGCCCCGGCTGTTTTGGCAACACCTTCGAGTATCACACCGTCAATCAAAAGATGTTCAGTGGCAAATGAATTGACCATTCCTTGTAATGCCAGTGCATCTACGTTGATCACGTCCAAAGCAGATGAAGCAATACCGGCAATGCCTATTACATTCACATTCGTAATTCCACGGATAGCTGCAATTATTGCAGCATCCAAAACTAAAGCGGTCACAGTAGTAGTTTTAGCTACCGGAAGCAAATTGAAGGTAAATCCAGGACATAATCTAAACATCTCTGAGAGATGGTAGTGTACCAGTTCACCATTCAACGCATCGGAAGCCGCCGTTATACCCAATGTTTCGGCACTTGTAATGTCTAGCAATGGATATACGGTTTTTGCCAATACCTGTGCGGTGGATGTCATTCCACAAATCAGAACGATTACTCTATCTGAACTTACGGATGACAAGCTTAAGCCGCCGTTTAGTTTATTAATATTTGCGCCTTCAAATCCCATTACTTGGTAGTATTTGAGGGTTCAATTTTCTTTGAAGCATCAGTATCTTCAACTTTTTTGGAAGTGTCAGCATCATCAACTTTCTTTGAAGTATCAGTATCTTCAACTTCCTTGGAAGTGTCTGTACCTTCAACAGATTTTGAATCGTTTATTAACTGCAAAATACCTTCACGGGTAAATAGAATTAAATCCAATACCTTACCGTACCGGTTATTCTTTGCATGATTCTTAGCTGCACCCTCACCTTCATCCGTGATGAAAGCCTGACCATCGGAAGCAACTAACACCTTTTGTGCCTTTGGATATTTTTCGAATATGTCAGCTGCTATCACTGTTTGATCGTACTTACTAAGAACAATCAAGGGAACTTTTACTTTTGTTTTTGTTTCCATTTGTATAATATGAAAAATGAATACTAATAATTAAGTAGAATCACTTTTCCAAAGTGTTATAAACTTTGGAAAAGCTTTTTCTAAAGGATAGTTTACGCAGGTTTTATTCCGCTTACCAATGCACCAAATCCAATATCCTGAACCCTGTCTACAAGTCCGTAGGTTTGTGTTCTGAATTCACTCGTTGGATTAGCTGACTCGGTATCCTGGTATTCCGGTTTGTATAGCACTTTCACCGCTTCAATATGATAGATGGCGTTTGGAGCATAGAAAAACAACGATGCATTGCGATCGGTAGAACCATTAGCCGAACCTTTAGCTTTCTTTACACCTGCCGACGTATATGATAGCGATGCGTTGTTGGTGAAGAATTTGAATCCCATTACCGATTTAACAGCACCTGTCACTACATCAAAGAATATATTCTTATCAGCAAAATATACTGCTGAATCACGATCAAGAATCAAATCAGTTGAATGTTCCGGACACAAGATCATATAATACTGATTTTCGTCAGTTAAATTCAAAAGTTTGATAGTTTCCAGATAGGTAACTAAGTCCGCAAATTTCAATCGTAAACGTCCGGTTCCATCATCCGGACCCGTAGTGCGAACTACCGGCATTTCGGAATTGGTATTGTCAGATGGTGCCAATTTCCAAAGCACATGGTCACGAATACCGATTTTGAAAGATTCTGCATGTTTCACCCGAACGGCTGCACGTTTGTCGTAAGCCAGATATCGGATTTCAGCATCATCAACCGAAGTCGGAGCTGTATCATATTTTTCCCACTCAACAAAAACTTTCTGTCCACTCATCGAAGTAGGCGTAAAATTTTCAGTATTGTTCACTGAAAAAGCCACGTTATTGATCAGTTTATTGAAGCGGATACCATCAGCCGTTAAAGCAGCTGCAGGTGCTCCTGGTAGAACACCAATAAAATCATCCTTGTAATTCTTGAACTCCTGTAAGAGTTGAGGTGCAACGTACTGATTAAGCCATTGCCCACTTACTTCTACTGCCATATTTTTAGTTTCTTTTTTTTATCACTTTACACCAATTTTCCAATATATACCCCTATCCGCTTGGATAGGGGTTTAGGGTCATCTCGATGAATAGTGTGGTTTATTTAATTTTGTTTCTTTTCTTATAGTCAGCAAACAACAACTTGTAAGCATCCGGATTTTCATCCTCTAGTTGAGCTAACATCTCAGGAGCTTCATCCTGTAATTGTTCAAATGTTTTACCTTGGTAGATTTTACCATTACCATTTTCAACTACCATATCAGCAGATGCTTTTACTAATGGTTTCAAAGAATCCAATAACGGTTTGGTGCCTTCATAATTGGCCAGTAGTTGAATTCTCCAACTTGCACGATTATCCGCAGTAATGCGTTTTTCCAAAATAGCCTTATCAAGGTCTGCCTTGATAGTTGCTGCCCTTTGCTCTTTATTGCTTTGCTCTGTCTGAGCTAAAAGAGTGTCATACTTACCAGCTTTTTCTGCATTGTCTGCAAGTTTAGCTGTGATTTCCGCTTCGGTTGCTGTTGAAGCTAAACCGAGAGCCAATGCCATTGCTTGTAAATTCATTTCGTTTTCTGTATTTGGTTTTATAATTATATCCTGAGGGTCAAAATTAAGAGGCGAACCTATTGCCTTAATGGAATCTGCTAAAGCTTTAGTTACTTTCACCGGTTCTTTTATGTCAGATACAAAACCCCAATCTTGTGCGTCCTGGGCGGTCATCCAAAAGTCACCGGTATCCCACTTTGTTTTGAAGTCAGCTTCTGGTTTCTTCAACTTCGATTTATAGACATCATAGTATGTCGATGTCATATTCTTTAGTAAAGTCAATTGGTTTTCAATATCCGTTTCATTTCCGTAAGCTCCACCTGATGGTTTATGTATCATCCATTGCCCGTTTTTAGCTTGTAAAAAACTTGTGGCATTAACGGCTATATATGTCCCGGCACTTGCAACAATTGCTCCACCTTCACCCGTATAAGAGCCGAATACTTCAATTAAAATATTGACGATTTCATTTGCCTGAAAACAATCACCTCCGTTTGTCATCAGGTAAACCAGGCAGGTTGTAGCACCACAATCTTTTACACACTGACATTGCGTTCTAAAATCAATTGCATTATTTTTACCCCATTCTGAAATATCACCAATGATATCCACGCGACCTTGAGTCCCTTGTGCTGTGATGTTGATTTGCAAATTTTTTGACATAAGCGTAATTATGACTTGTTTTTGTTTTGAATTCGAAGCAAATGTAAAGCGTTATTTCCATGTTTAAAAATCACTATTTCATACACTTAAAGATTTTATAGCATAACATAAAATTCTTATAGTACAACTTAAAATTATTATAGTGTATAAAATCATGTTTTGCAAAACCCCGTAAATAGGTACAACTTTGCATAAAAAATAAGCCGTATACATGAAAAAAAAGAAGTCTAACAAGCCAAAAACCGTGCGTAAGCAACAATTACCAAAACAGGAATATGATAAACTTAAGTTTTCAGCATTTGAATTGGTAGTAGTCCAGGGGTATACGCAAAAACGTGCAGCCGAAACACTTGGACTAACGGAACAAACATTATCATCATGGGCTAGCGAGGAAGATTGGAGAGGACAACGTGAAGGCCGTCAACAATCCTACAGAACGGATATTGACAATGTGAAGCAAATCATCCGGCTTACTTCAAAACGTAGACTTGATCTGGAACAGGAAATTCACGACGCTCAGAAGCTTCAGGATGAAAAGACGGAGAAAGATTTACTCAAAGAATCTTTACAGATCGGAGATGAACTTTCAAAGTTAACTAAGACCCTTCAGGGACTTCAAAAAGACAGCAAATATACGCTTGGTGAACTTATCAATGTAATGGATGATATGTTTACCGACATGCGCCAATTCGACCCTGAACTGTTTGAGAAAACAATCAACTTTCAAACTTACTATATCCGAAAACGCACTCAAGAACTTGGATAATTATGGAATGGACTAAATTAACACAAGATAATTTTCCAAAAGCTGGAACATGGGTATTAATATCTGATGGTACAGACTGGTTGCGAGTATATGTTACAAATCAAAATGAATTTGTATTAAACCCTGATGACAAATATTGTTATCGAGATGGAATAACACATTACTGTGAAGTAGTACTTCCATAGAATTGGAATAAATTAAAAAGAAAATATTTACATGGCCACTCAAAAAGTAAACGATAAGAAATTAGCTGAAGCCTATCTCGCTAAACTCGAAATAACCAAACGAGCCAATGAGGTAAATCCATTTGAAACCAAATCGGAACAAAACGCACGCATTGAGCGAACTAAACGCGATGTGGTATTCATGGTGAAGAACTACCTGCCTCATTATGCCACGGCTGAATGTGCTCAATTTCACTGGTTAGCCGCTAATCAAATAGCCAATGATGAACTTATCAAAATATTCTTAGAATGGTTTCGTGGAGGTGCAAAATCCGTTTGGGCTGATGTGATCATTCCGTTATGGTTATGGATGCGCGGTGAAGAAATCTTTATGTGCCTGTTATCCGATAGTAGTGAACGTGCATCCGAACTGTTAGCAGATATTCAGGCTGAGTTTGAAGGAAACGCACTAATAATTAATGATTTTGGAGCGCAAAAGTGTGATGGTGATTGGGCTATTGGTAATTTCAAAACCATTGATCAACGGTTTATTGGGATGGCCTTCGGGATGAAACAAAAAATACGTGGTATCCGTGTCAAACAACGTCGTCCAAATCTTTGGGTAATAGATGATTTAGAAACACCTGATACTATTAGCAATCCTAAGAGAATGCGTAAACAGGCTGATAAAATCGAACGGGAAGTACTCCCAACCATGACCAGTAAAAAAAGACGTGTCCTATATGCTTGTAATAAGTTTGCCCGTGTAATGACTCAAACTATTCTACAGGAACGGCATCCTGAATGGAAAGTTAACCAGGTAAAAGCATATAACAAAGTTACTCATGAACCGGCATGGCCTTCCATGTATACGTGTGAATACTATATTCAACAAGAAATTGATATGGGTATTAATGCTGCCTATGCTGAGTATTTACATGAGACAAAATTGGAAGGTAAAAACTTTAGTGAAGATCAAATTCAGTGGACTAAACTTCCTTCATTATACGATATGGTAATGATAGTCGTACATTGGGATATTGCCTACACAGATAATGAGACAAGCGATTACAATGCTGTAAAAGCATGGGGAACTAAAGACCGAAAATTTTACAAAATAGATTGTTATGTAAAACAATCGAAAATGAAACTTGCATGTAACTGGATGTGTGAGTTTAAAAAGAGTTTACCTGATGGAGTGAATGTGATATTTCAATATGAATCTCAGTTTTGGAACGAAGAAGTTCAGCGTAATATCGATGAAGCTGAAATAGCATATAATATTTCATTGAATTGTATGAAAGTAGAATCAAAAGGTAATAAACTTGGAAGGATGTTAACAATGCAACCATACTATCAAAATAGTCGAATCTATTATAATGAAGACTTGAAAAGTCATTCAGATACACAAGTTGGAATCATGCAATTGTGCGCTGTTGAAGAGGGTAGTACGGAACATGATGATAGTCCGGATGCTGATCAATGTGCTATTAAGGCTTTAGAAAAATACACAACTCCAACAAGAAGAGATAACGGGGAAAAACCTTATAGGAGTGGTAGAATGAGATCAAAATTTGATTACTAATCCAGTCATTGACTGACAATTTATAACACAATGATTTATATTGATGACACCGACCTTGCATCGGTCATACAAGAACGATTTTTAGATGATAGCACAGCCAATATTGCCGGCGATGATTCTATTCTAACTGACCTGGAACAAAAAGCAATTGATTATGTGGTATCGTATATTACAGGTATTTATAATACAAATATCATATTTTCCACTGACACTCCACTTCGAAACGGAGTGTTACGTCAAATAATTGCACAAATAGTTGTATATCGGGCTATACGTCGCAATGCTGCACGTAAAGTACCTGAAGATTATGTAACATTGATGACTGATTCTACTAAACAGTTAGAGCGTATACAGGCCGGCAAAATGGCACTTCCCGGACTTCCATTAATAACCGCTCAGGATGGTACTACAGCCTCATTAATGACAGGTAATAACCGAAATGATGACTTCTTTATTTAATAATATACGGGCTTTTTACGGGTCTATTTAAACACCATTTAAACAGTATGCAAAATCCATTAAGCAAAATAGCATCAGCCATCGAAACGGTTATTCTTAGTCGTGTAGGGAACAACAAAATATTCGATCAATATTATAAACGTACTGATTCACGTATCCCTTATACGCGCCAATCTGTAATGTATATGACGAAAGTCATCAATGACTGGAAGTTGGCAGTAATGGCAGCAACCGACCCGTATTATCCGTGTCGTGGTCAACTCATGCGTTTCTATCAATCTCTTAAACTGGACAATCATTTAGCATCAGTAATGGATTCCCGCATCATGCGTGTACAACGGTCATCCTATAAAATTGTCAATGAAAAAGGGGAAGAAAACGAACAACTAAAAGAACTTTTGGAGCGTCCATGGTTCGATGACCTGATTCGCTTGGTTGTAGGAAAAGTATTCCAGGGAACAACACTTATTGAACTCTTTGACCTGGACGAAAATGGAGAATTATTGCACGTGAATGAAATACCTCAATCAAACTTTATTCCCCAGTTGGGAGTGATCACAAATTTTGAAGGTCAGTTCGATGGTACTTCATATAAAGAAGGAATCTATGCAGATTATTATCTTCAGGTTGGAGGTGACTGGGAACTTGGAATGTTGAATGAGTTAGCAATGGTTATTTTAGCTAAGAAGTTAGGCCTTGGTTCATGGATGAGTTACATTGATAAATTCGGGGTTCCACCGGTATTCGTTACAACCGATCGAATGGATAAGAAAAGAACTGATGAACTGTTTGATATGCTTACCAACTTTCGTTCAAATCAATTTACAGTTTTGCAAGGCAATGAAAAGGTTGAGATTCCAAATAACTATGCATCTGACGGTCATCAATCGTTCAAAGCACTAAACGAATTTTGCGACGAACAAATAAGCAAGCGTGTTTTAGGCAACACGGCTTCTACTGATAAGAAAGCATTTGTTGGAGCTGCAGAAGTTCAGGAACGTGTGTCACAAGATAGGTATGAGTCAGATAAATTACTGTTTAAATACTTTTTTAATACTCAGATACGTCAACGTCTTGCTAAACTTAGCACCGTATATGCTGACTTTGCAACACATACAATCATCTTTGACAACCAGGAAACGATTGGCATCAATGATTATATCAAAGGAGTTACAGACCTTGCACAATACTTTGATTTCGACACTGAAAAAATTGCTTTGCGTACCGGTTTACCAATAACCGGAACAAAGCCGGTACCTGTACCAAACAAGGGAACTCCAGCAGCATCTATATCTCAAAAAAAAAAGATTAATGCAAACTTAAACCTTGCTCCTTTTGCCCGGACAAACATCTATGCTTCTACATGGAATAAGAATGCACAATCCCTGGCCACTAATATTTACAACGGTAAAGTTAAACCATCAGACTTAGATAAAGAGATGGTTATTAGTCATTACAATTCTTTTAATGATTCTGCCTCTGAAGCGTGGGGTAAAGATTTCAATGATGCTGAAATTGCAGGTAAGATTCAGGATAACCTGATGATGTTTAGCGGTGCGAAAACTTATAACCTTATGTCTCATTTAAATGATTTGACTGGGAAAGGATTGGATAAGGAACAATTTATGACCGAAGCACAAAAGGTTGTTTTCTTGCACAATAATATCTATTTAGGAGTTGAAAAGAACTTTGTATCAAGTTGCGCCAACAGTGCACGTGATTGGCAACAATTCGTTAAAGATACGGACATATACCCGAATCTTATGTTCAAAACGATGGAAGATGCTGAGGTTCGTGAAGAACATGCAGCACTGCATGGTATGGTTAAACCGGTAGATGACCCGGATTGGGACATATATACTCCACCACTAGGTTTTAATTGCCGTTGTTGGCTTGAACAAACCATGGATGATGCCACTGATGGTACTCCAAAAGTAACCATTCCCGAACAATTTCAGAATAATACTGGTAAAACAGGTGAAGTTTTTACCGACGAACACAGCTATTTTAAGTCAATTCCGGATGATGATAAGGATTTAGTAACTGAAAATACCGATAAAATCAAGGAAAGTATGAACGAATAGTTATATTTAGCAAGTTTATCTATGTATAAAGTACCCGATTTTTCCAAGATAGGAACTTCATTATTGAAAGAAGCGCATCGCATTGCCGCTATTGAATCTGTGAAGTTTTTCAAACAGAGTTTTGTCAATGAAGGCTTCACCGATGTTTCCTTTTCTCCCTGGAAGAAAACAACGAATCCTATGGCCGGTGGACGTACTCTTTTTGGTAATGGTCAAACGGGTCATCTAATGCAATCTATTCGAAAGACTGAAGAAACACCCACACGCATCGTTATTGAGTCAGATAAGGATTATTCAGAGATACATAACGATGGAGGTTCAATAACTGTTACCCTGCAAATGAAAAAATTCTTTTGGGCGATGTATTATCAATTCTCAAATAAAAAGACTTACAGTATAAAAACAAAGTCCGAGAATAAAACCAAACAAAACAGGACATTGAATGCAAAAGCAGATTTCTTTAAGGCACTGGCATTGATGAAAGTTGGTTCTAAGATAAATATACCGAAACGTCAATACATGGGTAATAGTCAAACGATGATGAATCTGTTTGATACATTATATAAAGAGAAAATTGACATTAAGTTTAAACAGCATTTAAATAAAGAGTAATATGGAATACTGGAGTGATTTATATTTAGAACTAAGCCAACTGATCAGTGATAATCTTACTGAGATTGAATGGTGTGACCTTTGGCATGAACAGGTAAGTTTCCTTACTGCTGAACTTCCATTCCCAACACCATCTGTATTTATTTCTTTCAGTATGCTTGGAGCTGATGATAAAGGTTTGAAAGGGCAGATTTGTAATACACAGATTGATTTTTATTTATTCTATGAAACCTTCAGTGATACATATGTAGGTTCCATCAATCGGGATTCAGCAATAAACTATTTGAAGCAACTAAGTGAGATACATAAACTATTCCACGGTACATCCGGTACTAATTACAGTGAGATGCGCCGTGTTGATATGAAACGTGTAGACAGTGGTGGTGCCGGTAACTTATACCGTATATCATTCCAGTGTATAGTTGATGATATGAGTGCAATGAAGCAATATAATGATACAGATGTGGATGAGATAACAATTATAAGAGATGGTGTGATTGGAGAATCTGTTGATTCATCAAGGTTCATCGTTGAGACGTAGACTTTT